CAGGTCTGCTTTGTCAGGATTGCAGTTCAGTCGTGGCCTTAATCCGGAAAGCAGGAAGAATACCTGAAGGCGAAGTTGATGAAGGGTAATTTCTTCATTTTGATGCTGAACGATGAACTTAAGCACTGCCTTGTATTCATCTGCAGATAATTCTTCCCATGTATTTTTCAACTTGTAAGAGTTGCCGTTGCTGAAAGGGATTTCGATCATGGCATATAGAATTTATCGTCTTCGGTTAATGTGCTTTCGGGCATGATATAGACACCGGCATTGCGGACCGGATTGTTGGCTACTTCGATTTTAAGAAAGTAGGCAGCTGCTTTATTCTGAAAAAAGGCGGATAAATTGTTCTTGGTATCAACTTCCTTACTGTTCTTTTCATTGATTTCCTTGGCTATATCATTACGTAAACCCTGTGGTAATTCGGTATAGTCAAGCTGCTTGCAAGCCCTTGCAAGGGTTTCATAAACGATTGCCTTACCAATTAAGAACTTCATATTTGAATCGGTAATTTCAGGGAAAGCCTTTAGCCTGGATACGATCTCATCATTTTGAACTTCCTCAATGATGAAAACCACATTGTTATAGAAATAGGCAGAATTGACAGCGCCATAGTAACGTTGAAAATCCTTTGCATTCTTTATAAATAGAGTTTGACGAAGCTTATACTGATCGGTTTCGGCATAAGCGGTGAAATCAGCAATGTTTGACTCCATGTGATTGAGTAGAAAGTTGAGCTCTGTCCAAGCATTCTCCAGGTAAGTTTCAATTTGCTTATTCTCCTGGTACCGGTACAACTTATTTTCAGTGTTGTTTCGCTGAGAGGCTTCAAAGTTGAAATAAGGGATAGCCGTCAGGTTGGCCAAGGCACCCCGAAGAAATCCAATGGCAATGCCCTTTACAGTTGTTTCATCGAATGCGACATCGGCAAAAGCAACTTTCAGAAGATCGTAAGTTTCCTTACCAATAATATTCAACAATTTTTGATATTGAGGACGATAATGAGCCTCCAAACTCTCAATCTTATCATCGGTAGGCATTTGCGGTGCAAATTCCCGCAAATCAGCAGCGTATTTAAAGAAATCGGTTATCATTTGGCTTGCATATTAGTGAGAATTTGTTGCAATAGCGCATCGGTTTTATCCAGGCGTTTATTCACCTGCTGAGTAGATTTATTCATTGAGTTCTGGATCCTGTCTTTTGGTGAAATATCTTGCTGTTGTGATGGTACATCGGTATATAATCCAAGCCGGTAGCCTTGTTTGTACAGAGCAGGAAAATTGATGTTAATCGCTTCGTTCAGTGCTGAACAGGTCACCCTTTCGGCTGTAGGCAGGTTGGCATACAGGTATAGGATATAATTGTAGTAAGCATCAGACCCGGACTTGCTTATTACACCATCTTTTGAAATATTCGAGATGCTGGAGTCAATTCCGATTGAACTGGTGATCACTTCATCAGCCCGTTTGTCGTAATCGTTCAGTGCGGTTATGAATTCACGGTATTTCATATCAATTGGAAGGATTTCCCATCCAACGGAGTCGCCTTTATCTGTTGTGTACTTGAAAGATGTATATGTTTTACCCTGATTTTTTATTCCTGAAAGAAAGGAGGTTAATTTTCTCATTTCAGCTTTGATGTAGGCATCCAGTAAGCCTTCATGGTATTCGGTACCAATTTCAATGCCATTTGGTTTCATCAATTCCTTACCTGCAGTTTGAAAATCAACATTGGTATCACAATAAGATTTAATCTTATTTTCAATATAGGTAACCCATTGCTCCGGGATAATGACATGCACTTTTGCAGAAAGCGAATTTTCAAGGTATGAATTGATATATCGAGGATTCCGGTTAGTAGCGATTAACCAATCTTTGATACCATAATAGAACTTATTCATCCCGTATATTTCGCCGGGCGTATGGTGTTTGTGATAACTCACTGCCACATCAAAATCCAATGCCTTATTTTGCCTGAATCGAGGATAAACCTGCATATCAAGTTGAAATGCAACGCCCCAGTTGCCAATCACGCACTGATCAAAGTCTGAATCAACGTAATTACGGGCAAATATATTAGTTGGCTTGGATGTAGCCAACCGACCCCGGAAGTTTTCAATATGCTCCAATCCTGCAACTGGCATAGTACCAATGCGACGGCCTTTCATAAAGCGCCACTTGGTCCAGTAGTCTTCAAAATAGTAAGAATCCTTGATGACCTTATCAATGTATTGCTCAGGTGAATCAGCAAGGCCATTTCGTTGCCAGTCGCCTAACCAGTTCTCAATTGATTCGTTGTTTTGCCAATCACGTGCCAGCTTCTTATTCTCGAATACCTGCTTATAGACATAGAGTCCCTTACCATATAACAACCGGTACTGTTTGTCTATAAGTTCAGGCAGTATGCGATTGGTACCGAACATCAGCTTGATCTCATCAGGGAGCATGTTGTTACTACCTTTGATCAAAACCTTACTGCCTCCGACACTCAACAGCATAGGGGTTGGTAGTCCTGATGTCTGATTCATATCTATTGATTCGTATTGCTTATCAATAGCAACGGGCACACCTTCACCCAATTGAAACGACATCAATGAGCCATTGTTATTGTACGAGCCTAAGCTTCCATTCCTGCTGTATTCTTCCATGGTTATGTCCAGTTTACTTTACGCATTGTATATGAGTCGGATGAGAAAGCAATGAAGCGGATAAGGATACGGTAACAGGTCTTAGGCTTCCCATCCTTATCGACGAACAGGAAGAAGTTCTCTGAGTCACGGGAGAACTGATCCTCGGGTAGCTGAGTTCGAACCTTACACTGCTCTATGACCCTGAGAGTAGTCTTCGCTTCCTCCTTGGTTGAATTGTATGGATAGAATGCAATGTTGAACAATCCATCAGGAAGCTTTGATATTTCCTTGGCCAGTTCAAGCGCATCGATGCCTCTCATTTCTTTCATGATTCAAATGTCATCATGTACTCAAAAAGGAGAAAGGACAAATTGAAATGCAAAAACATTATTCATTCTTTCTTGTGTTTTTTCCCTTCTGACCATGCCAGGCAAGGAGACAGGCACAAACACGCTGAAACCCGCACTATCAAAGGGTTTGTCATATATCCCGAAAATCAGGCCTTTTGCCATGCCATACAAGGATTTAGCGGTGCGTGCTCATGACATCGACGTCAAAAGCAAATGCTTTTGGTTTTGGGTGATTTTTTGCCTGAAAATCAGTGCTTTCAATTTTGATTTTATATTGAAACGGCTTGTTTTGTGTTGTTTCTTGGTAATTATTGGCAAAAAAGCAAGGTTTAAGTGCTGATATTATCAGGCATGACCTGTTGGCGCTTGATGTTATTTGGAAGGAAACTTGAAAATAAACCAAACAGGCCATACGTCATTGCTGAAGGGAGCTGAGTAGTGAGCCCGGCCTGATATGGCAAGGCTACTTTTACTTCTGAAGTTTTATCAAGTTCGATTTTTCCATCTTTGTTTTTGAGCGGCGCCAGGTGGATAGCTGATACCAGGTTCGGGCATTCATTCTCGCATATTTTGATGCGCGGGGTGTTTCGTTGCTCTTCGCCGAACAGGATTAACCCTAGTTTGTAGTGCTCATAGTAGAAAATAGTCCGCTGTTTTTCGTTCTGGAGGCGAACTTTGAAGCCTACCATCTCCAATTCATTCTTTAATTGCTTGGCATCGGTGGTTACTTTCTTCTGAATCTCGCGTTGCTTGTTACCGGCACGATCATAGAATAGATCAATGCGATGGCAGCTGCTGTCATCATAGAAAAAGGCATGGATAAGGCGGGCCAAATCGCTTTGTTCTTTGGGATGCCAGACGTAGAATTCTTTGATGATGCGCAGTTCATTGAGTTTCTTATTGAATTGCCCGACCAGAACAGAGCTGAAATGTCCGGGATCATACATAAGGATCAATGGTTCTTTTGGATTGAAGTATTTAAGGTAACCGGCCGTGAGCTTGAAGGTATCTTTAAGATCAAACTGAAGGATTGAATTGTATTTATAACTATCACTAAAACAATGTTTTGATTTTTTGAAATTGCCAAAGAACATGTTAACAACCTGCTTTGGAGCGATGTTACAAATGGCTGTAAGGAACTCATCAAGCGTAAGTGAATCGAACATGGTTCGGAAAAAGCCTACACCTAAAATATCCTTATTTACAAATGAAGATGCTGTTATGTAATAGGTTGCTGCTTTACGTTGATCTCGAACAATTGGGTTCCACATCTTAATGATATGCTCGCACTTCCAGATTTCCTTTTTCAGATTATTGATGGCCACAATGTCTTTTGATTCAAAGAGTAGCTTTTCAAGACAAAACTGTTTTACCATGGCATCGTTCAGATGCTTGGAAGATGTGGCCAGCTCGTTGATCAGATCCGAGTTCATTTTATTCTCGAAATCTTCGAACCAATTGTCTTCTCCAAGATCGACGCGTGCAGTATCGGAAACACCTGTTATACCTTGGTAATAAGGACTATTTCTAATATGTGAAGGGGCAGTTCTTAATGCAGGGAAAATTCTTGTTTTCACATTAGATCCCTTTTGATGTTTCATTTCATTAATGATCGCATGAACAGCACTCTGTCCAGCAACTGATTCGGGTTGATCGGAAGCAACAATTTGAAAAGTATGGCCTGTTCTCATAACCAATGCATGTTTTGGATAAGCAAGACCCACGCGAGGTTGTTTGAAATGACTTGGAAGCTTTGATGTTCCATGAACAAAATCAATTCCTTCTTTAAACATTGGTTCCTGTTTCACTCCAAAAGGTCTTTTATAATAAGCAAGCAGGGCAGGAATCATGTTGCTCATTGCAGATACGTAAGTCTTGTGAACCAGAAACGATATTTCACCAGGCATTGAGAATGCTACCTTGATGGATCGCGGACCAATTATACCTTCATCCTTTCCACCGGCGCGGGCAACTTTGGCAATAAGTGTATTGGGATCGATCAGGTTGGCGCGGATCTGCATCCGGTTCATGTACGATTCTTCGAGTTCTGATATTTTACTTTGGTCCATTGTCGTCTATTTCATCAATGATTTGGGCATCTTCTATTCCGGCATCATAGAGCAGCCGGCGCTTGTCTGATTTATCGACAGGGAGCTTGGTAATTAACTCGACGTAGAAGCCATCGGAATGCTTGCGGGCAATTTCCTTTAGGTTTTTCTTTTCAAAACCAAGCTCTTCGAGTGTCATCTTATCTGATATCAGGAAGATGGGAGGCTGCATATCTGAAAGGGAAAGTTCGGCATTGGCCTTAACCCGGTATTCAGCAGCTTTCTCATGAAAGGTGCCGGCTTCTTTTAGTTTATCCTGGGCAATGGCCAACTTGGTAAGATCCTCAAATTTATCAGCAGCATCGAGCAGCCAGTATTTGTTGGAGACAGTGCAATCGACATTGAAATAAAGCTTCGAGTCATTGATGCGTTGTTTGCAGCACATGAGTCCGAGGGTAATTCCTTGCTTTGCCTTGACGCGCATTTTCAGCAGCTTCGCGGCCCGGGTGATATTCCTTTCCGTTTCCCATATCTCAACAGCCCAGGTGAGTTGGCTGATGATTAGCTGAAGGTCTTCCGGGATGGCCTTTGATATCCCAAACTCAATGTAGTGTTCAATGATATCCGGATGAAGCGATTCAATGCGGGCGAGGTAGTTCATATTCCGAAGAGTTCATGCTTTAAATCGTTGATCTTGGTTCTATATTGCCGGGTATTTAGTTCAGTAATTGCCGCTACATCACCCGTTACCGACTTCTTAAGCAATTCAGCATCAATTTTCATTTCACACATAATCAATCCTTTATCGTATGCTTTCCTTATCTGGCTATTTTCTTCCTGAAATTCAAGCAAAAAACTACCAGCATCGCAGATGGTAAGGCCAAGGAGCTTGCAAATTCGCTCCGGATGAAGCTTTAACGTTCCATATTTCTGCAATTTTCCAAGAATAATGTCATCGATTTCCATATTCTTAATCTTTCAGTTTCAACATCCAGTTTTTATGAAATTCAAACGTTTGCACAGAATTTTCATAGCGATATTGTTCAATCCTTGCATTATCGCTCATATTTCCAGATCCTTCAAAAACAAAGTGATTATTACCTTCTTTTAAACAAAGGATTTTTGCATGATTATGAATCGAAATACAATCAAAATTACTGCTATTGCTGCAAAATTCAATTAGTTTATTAGCCCATTTTTCGGGCTTTTTAGTCGCATTAAAGAAATTTGAAATGATAAACAATCCTTTTTTTATTTTACCGGCCTCAATAAACGAGATCAGAGCATCTACCGTGGGTTCGTTGATTCTATAAATGGCAAAATACAATTCATCAATTACTTTTTCCTGAATAATTGACAATACCAAAGCGAAGGCATTAAACTGTTTTTCAGTAACAATCAACCACTGTTCATTGGGCTTTGGCCTATCACACAAATCATTTATTGATTTAGCCATTATAAATCCCAACTCCAGATTTTTCAGGTATTTTTTTTCAGCAACCGACTGAACGGCAACATTTGCAGAAACAGCCACGCCGTCCTGAATTTCAGTATCTGATTTACTGTCGAGATCGAAATCCAAATCGATTTCATCTAAAAAGCTTATATCCAAATCAAATTCATCCTCTGGATTTTTCATAAAACAAAAATCCCGATTGCAATGCAACCCGGAAAGGACAATAAAGCGTTGAGAATAGTTATTCCCAGCCGTATTTTTTAAGTACTGGAATTAGTTTTTCCTTCATGATTTGTGAAATATTACGATTAAGCGAGTTATACAGATGACTGATTGCTTCTGAATGAAGCCCAGCTTCTTTGGCTAATTCGCGTTTCGAAATTGCAGGATGTAAATCCAGCCAATCATGTAGCGATTGTTTGGTTAGTTCCACTGCTATCAAATAATCCTCTTTGATGCCAATTATTTGTTCATCAACAATGATATCTCCATTTTTAAGATATATTTCATCAAACTTTTCATGATTGTTCCAGCCCGTAATTTTTGATTCAACTGTTTGATCACCTTTTTTATATTGAACTGTCAGTCCTATTGCATACATGATATTTTTGTTTTAAGTTTGTCGTGCCTGAGTGCTTATCCATTATAATAAGGATTGCAACGTAACATTTCCGTGAGAAGATTTTTTACAAATCTTAGGTAAAAGGGAGGTTTTTAACCTCCCTTTTTTTGTTATAAGTCTGCCAATATTTTTTCAAGTTCGGGGAAATATTGTCCGTAAACTTCGGCGATAGACTGATTATCATGATTTTCTTCAAATTGATCTAATTTATCCCACTCTGAGCGTCCGATATAATCGTTCTCATTGTGCCGTACATGGTTACTACTCTCGTGGTAGAAGTATTTTTCGCCTTTCTTACCTATTTTCAAATAGGTATTACGATAATCATCATGTGGGTGAGTTTGTTCGTCAAATAATATTTCCATTTCTTCAATAGCAGGTTCTTCTTTTTCAGACATATATTCAACATCAAAAAGAAAGGATTCAAGATATTCTAGAACATTTTCACTTGGTTTTTGATAGTCGAATTGATACCCGTCATAATCTGCGCTTTGTTGACTCATTACCTTACAGTCTGACACTTCGCATGAAGAAGAAATATCTTCAATTTTACCTGTCTCTGAATCGTAAGTAATTTCTATTTTTCCTTCAAGGTTGTATGTTTCTGGAAAATTTTCTGCCCAATCATCCTCCAAGGAATAACCAATTACACTTTCAGCAAAATGCAAATTATACTCATAAGAAATGCTTATTTCGCAATCTTCACCATTATGGGTAATGGTGAAGATTTTGTGTTTGTCTGAGGCTTCAATCTTTTCAATCAATGATTGTACTGTCTTACTTATTGATATATAAGTAATTTCCTTCACTGTTACTTCAAGTTCCAAACTTTTGAAAAGAAGATTTTCTTTGATAAATTTATTAGTTTTCATTTCCGTGAGATTTTGAGTTCCAGAAAAACGTCTGGCCGTTTTGTGATTATTTTATTCTATAGATATATAGACGCTTATAATTTAACCGAATTAATTATTTTTACTATTTCAGAAAGCTCACCTGAAGTAATATATTTCTTTACAGTTTTAGGAGAACAATTGAAATTGCGCACCAAAAATTTAAGATCATACTCACAAGCATCAGCCTTTGCAAAATTAAAGTTCTGACAGTGCTGAACAAATGCGTAGGCTTTCAATTCAAATAAACTTTGTGCAGTAGCCTGGTCGTTACCTTCTTCTATTGCATAGATTTCAGCAAACAACTTATTTCCATTAGCGTTCAGGTAATCAACTTCATCAGAAGTAATGAAAGCAGCCTTTGTTGATTTATCATTGATTAAATAATCAACATCATTGGTATAACGATCTGAACCTAAATTCCTAAGTGCCTGTCCGCCGATTAATATTTGAGTTGCCATTGTGTTTCTTTGTATTTGATTACTCTGTAAAGATAGTTCTTTTTATTGGAACGATCAAATTATTTGAGCAAATAAACACAATTATTTTTAATATATTTTAGTGGATGCTGATTATATAGCAGTAATTTACTTTTTATTTTCGAGGACTTCACGCATGATGGCTTCTTTTTCTTTGTGCTTAGCGACGTTTTTAATGTCTTTTTCACGTTGCTCGGCAGTTCGCTTGTCGTTGTTCAGAAATGAGCTGTAACGGCTCACGTTGTTGGCCACGTTGGTGTATTCGGAAAGGAACTCAGCGGGTTTGTTCTTTAATAGTTCCTCATAGGTTGTACGAATGCTGAACTGGGTTAATAGTGGATGTTTGTTCATGAATTTTCCTTTGTCGTTGTAGCTTTTTAGTTCTTTAAAGGCCAATAGATTTCGATTTCTAAGTTCGGCCAGGTCAATGATTCGTTGTTTGGTGGGCTCTTTATCAATGACCGCGTCGATATCCTTCATTTTACGGTAGGTATTGACACGGTCATTATAGATTATTACAGCCCGTTGAACTTCGGGATCATGAAGATTATCCCATTTGATGTTGGGATATTCCTGTTCTTTCTGAACTATTGAAGATCCGGAGCGGCTTCGCTTTTTTTTTCTTCGTCAAGCTGAGATTGGAGATCTTCATTTTCAGTTTCCAGATCAGCCTTCTCAGTTTCCAAATCATCGCGCTCAGTTTCCAAATCATCCTTTTCAGATTCTGAATATTCGAGCTTAGTTTCCAAGTCTTCTTTTTCAGCTTCAAGATCTTCAACCTTTCCGGCTAGGGCTTCTTTTTCGGCATTCATCATGTCGATAACCTGGTCGGAGTGGGATTGAAGAGTAAGGTTCTTGAGTTCCTGCATATTTTTGAGGTGCAGGAGTTCCGGTTCATGATCAAAGGTATAGGTTATACTTCCAATCTTGAGTTCCTGCATATTTTTGAGGTGCAGGAGTTCCTTGATGTCTGTAAGGACTTTAAGGAGAAGTGGGCGAAGGGTAGCTGATTTGTAATCTGGGGTTTCGAGTTTTAGGGAACGGGCAATGTTAGCCAATTGTGGTTGAGTGGCTGTTTCCAGATCAATTGCAAGGAGTTCTTTTTCGGCTTCGTCTTTTTTAACAAAGTTGGGGATGATTGATAAAGGAAGCCTAAGAATAAATTCGCCTGCTTTGCCAGGTAACTGATTTGCTAACTCGGTGATTTGGGCAATAAGAATATCCTTTTCTGCCAAGGTTTTGACTGTGTGAATGTGGGCGGTTAGCTTGCCAGCTTCTTCTGCAATTGCATTGACTTCATCTTTGGTAAAAACCTTTACCGGAGCTGGGCGGCTGGCTGTGATTTCTTCAACGGTAGCGACATCGAGTAAGGCCCAGAGGATTTCGCATTGGGATTTTACTTTGTCAACGATTCCTGTTTTTAGAGCAGGATCATGGGGAGCTTTCTTGGCGAGTAGTTCGCGATCGGGTTCCAGGTGATTGGGATCCTGTAGCTGAAGGTAGGCTTCTTTTTTGTCTGAAAAGTTCATGGGAGTAATTATTTAATGTTCGATCAAATGTAAATTGCAATGCAAAAAGGAGAAAGGACAGAAGTTTAAGGAGGTGACAGTGGGGACAGAGGGGACGGTGGGGACCGGAAAGAAAAAGCCCAGGCTGTAAATACAGTACCTGGGCTCGGGGTAAAAATCTATTGGGAAAATAGAAAAAGGCAATTCTTAGGCAGTTTGAATGCGGGACATTTCGACTAGACTGGCAGAGTCAAGGATCATAAAAGTGATCTGACTGCCGGGGTTGGCGGTCCAGAGGGCAGCATCAACCAGGACGAATACGGTGCTGTCTGCAATCTTGGGAGGAAAGGCCCTTGTGGCAGGTGCATAAATGGTTATGCGCCTTCCATAATCGGCAGCTGCTATACCGGTGACAGTGGCAAGGGTTACTGAAGATGTGTGGTCACTTAGGTTGTAAATGTTATTTGCTGCTATAACGGCCAGCGCGGTAGCTCCTGCGGCAATAACAGCTGGGGCCTGAGTGGTGAGCGCTCCGGTAAGTATCATTTCCTTGCGCCAGTGCTCGTTTGCAAAAGTGAGAGAGATGTATTTACCATCCTTGTCTTTCTTGACTTCATGACTTTTCAATGTCAACGCCTTTTCATAGGTACCTAACTGGTAGATCGCAGGGTCTTCACATTCCTTGTAATTCAGAATAAATCCTTTGCCCTGGTATTCGTCCAGAAAATTAAGGGTCGCCACTGAATAGCGGATGATGATACTAAATGTATTGCCAAAGGTGGAAGTGATATCGCCGTGTTCACCGGTAGCTGCATATTTCAAAGAATTTTCAACTCCTTCAAAGATATGCTGAACTTCTCCAGCCTTGAGTGGTGTAGTGGCTATTTGACGTGCAGCGTTTGGCATTGGGAATGCAACAGAGGTATCCACCTGGTCACGGGCTGTAAGCCATAGATTGAAACTCAATTGGTTTCCCGAAGTTTCGCGATCGTTGGGTTGGGTGATATTACCGATGCTGGCCATGGTCAGCAAAATAAGCATACCTATACCCATTTCCATGGTTGGCTTCATGCTTGTAGGATCGGCTACCGTATTGACCGCTGATACGGCGAAAAACAGGAGCATAACAAAGCTGAACATGCGGAGGATTAGTCCGAATTTGCTTTGATTGATTTTCATGACCGAGTAGGCCATTTGTCGTTTGTTATATTTCATAATGAAATCAATTGTTACAGAGTGAATAAAAGGGATCTGCATTCATTTGCTGAAAGCAGATCCCAAAAGATTATGAGCGTGCCTCTGGTAAGGTAGGCTGAACAAGCGCATTGACCGTGCGGGCACCAGCCACGCAACGTTCTAGTTCGCGGAAAGCATCACCGGCATCGTTCAGGATCACCATCAGGTAGTCACCAACTACGGTTGGAGTCCATGCAGATACCAGGTTCGCAAACTTGGCAGCTTTATCGATGCTCTGAGGATTGGTGATTGATCCACATTCGATGATATACACCTGTCCTTTTTTGG